GGCAAACGACTTGCCGTCGTACCACTCTTGCCGGCGTTCCGGATGCGGTAGCCCCAGGCGATCCAGTGCGGTAAAGACAAGATGGATGCAATCCAGTGCGCCATCAGCGTCGCTGCCATCAGCGCCAAGGCGATACGGTCTGCCGATCAGGTCGATCACTGGACCCGCACGTTGCTGGTCAACGGCAGGTGACCCACCAACTGCTGCGTCAGCTTTTTGCGTGGTACGTCAGCGCCAACCGCATCAAACACTGATGCCATATTTAGTTTGAGTGCAGTGCCATCCCAGCCGCCGGAGACGATCTGCCCCACGTAACGACTGATCAAGGTGTAGTCGTTTTTGTTGTCAGGATTAAGCAGCAGGATTCTGACGTTAGCAATCCAGCGATCTTGGATTGCCGTAGCTGCCCATCCACGGCTGAGGTCATTATTTGGAAATGCCAGTGTCGCCGGTTGGTTGTCACCGCTTTTGGTCAGCGTGGAACCGCTAAAGACAAACGGCATGTACCCAAACAGCGAGATCTGGCCTGTGTCTACATTGGCGAATGGCGCATCCTCATTGACCCAGTAGTTCTGGAACTGGTAGCCGCCCTCCTGTGCTGGTGTGCGCAAGGTCAGATATTGACCGAAGGCAAGAGTGTCGCTCATCAGATTCCGACGCTACGGCGCACGTTTGTATTCTGCTTGAGCGTACTAAGCGCTCGCTGCTCACCTTGCTTAGCGCCTTGTGCAGCAGCCTGTTGCATACCACGCTGGAACTGATCGGCGGTGACGTAATCCACGCTATTGATGCGCTCCACGCTGTAACGCACGTCGATTGGTTCCATTGTGGCAACGCCGCCTTGCTCGGTGCCGCCTTCTGCGCCAGAGCCGGGGATGACATTATTGCCGCGTGCGCCGCCGGCATAGCGCGACATCGCTCCACGCATCTTGCTCGCGGGGATGACATACTCGCTCTCGCCACCTTCGCCGATCAGTGCATTGGTCGGTCCGGTGACAAAGCCTCCTTCGGCAAATGCCATACCGGCGGGCATCTGAGAAACGGGCACGTTGAACGTCTGAGTTCCACTCAGGTCCATAGGTGTCCCACCGCCGCCACCTCCGCCGCCGCCTGCAAAACCAAGGGCTTTGAGGATGGTTTGGAGCGTAATCATCACCAGCTGTTTGGCGATGATTTCGGCGGCCATTGAAACGAACGCTTCGCCGATGCTCTTGAAGAACGAAGACAGCGCCTCTTGGGCGGTCATCGAACCAGTGACCAGACCTTGGAAGGCTTGCTGGAACGCACTGCCGATTGCGTTGGCGCCAGTTACTGCGGCATTGATGGGATCGGTGAGCTGGTTTAATTCGCCACGGATTTGTGCAAGCGCATTTGCAGCGCGTTGCTCGTCTGTCACCCCTTGCCCAGGGCCTGCTGCCGCTGCATCTTGAATACCCTTTTGTTGTCGTTTTAATATGCCTAACTGCTTTTCAAGTTCTTCGGTGCTAGCGCCACGAGCTTTAGCTTCAATGATTGCAGCTTCTGTAAGTTTTAGTTGTTCTTCAACAGCTGTAGTTTGCTGTATCACAAGCTGCTCAAAATTAGCTATACGCTCTGCTTCGGCAGGCAACATACCTTCGGTGACAAGGCGTAGGTAGATTTTCGAGTATTGAGCCTGTAGTTGTTGCTGTTGCACAAGGTCTTTAAAAGGCTTAATAGCGTTACGAACGGCTTCCTGCGCACGAAGTTCATCTTGGAAGCGTTGTGTGACTATCTCACGCTGCTTATCTTCAAGTTGTAATTCGGCGTCTTTAACTCGAACAGCTTGCTGTGCAAGGATAGCCGCTTTTTCAGATTCGTAGTTGGCGTTGCGCAGTGCCTTAGACGTATCGCGTGTGATATCAGCAATTTTTTGATCGTATTCAAGACGCGCAGCCAGCTCCATGTTCCCTTCAAACAAAGCATCTCGAATACCATCTTGTGTAGTTGAAATTAGCCGCATCGCATCTAAATCATCTAGAAGCTGAGCAGTGCGATCTTCTGGGGGTTTTGCACCTCTACCTGCACTACCTGTAGGTGCAGCTTGGCTAGGCGCAGTAATAGATCCGATCATCCCTGCAGAACCAGGCTTAGGCACACCTTCCGGCCAAGGCATGTCGTTCCAGTCACTGCTTTTACGCCCTGTAACACCTTTAAGTAGTTGGCGTGCAAGGCCGACAATAGTGCGTAGCCCTGGAATCATATTTACAATGTTCATAATTGCGTCTCCTATGGCACTTGCTACTCCTCTAAACCCAGTAATGAGATCTGTAGCGGCACGAGCGCCTGTAGCCACAACATCTATAAACAGCGCTGCAATACGTGCTAAAAGTCTCCCTAGAGGGAATAATACTTCTTTTAAAAGTGTGTTAAACAGGTTTATCAAGCCCGTAGCTGCATCAGCTCCATTCGAGCTAATCCCTGCAAAAATAGTCTGTACCTCTTTCCAAAAACCTTGGAACAGTTGGCCTGTGGTCGCTAGTGCTTTTTCAAATGGGGTTTGAGTTTTTTCAGCTGCTGTTGTAGAGGCGTTACCTAATTCAATGAGGGTATCCAACAAACTCTGTACAGATATTTCACCTTTTTTCGCCATTTCTAGGATTTTATCCCGGCTCACGTCGTACTTAGCTGCAAGCGCGTCTTGGACGGTTATACCTTGGCTGGTTAGTTGGTTAAGTACAGCTTGACTTACTTTTCCGGATTCGAGTGCAGACGTTACAGCGTTACCGACTTTTTCAAAACTGCCACCGTACTTTTCAGTAAGGGCAGTAACTAGCTGCACAGCTGTTGCTTGCTCTTCCAGCTCTAGGCCAACGCCACGAATGTTTTGTATGACGGCAGTAAATTTCTCTACGTCAGTGTTCGCAGTCTTAAACGCATCTGCCAGTGTTTTGGCTTGGGCTGCAGAGAAACCTAGGTCTTCGCCGAGTTGTTTTACGGCTTGACCGCGACTAGCGATATCACCAAGGAGTGTGCCAAGCAGCGATCCAGCAAAACTGCCGCCCGGCCCAGCAAGTCCGCCTACCAAACCACCAATAGCGCCACCGGCTGCTGCGCCACCGCCTTGACCAAAAAGCAGCGGAAATGCGCCGCCAATGATGGAGCCGCTGATTGCTCCTCCTACACGACTGCCTATTCCTCCGCTTGCTGCACGTGTTCCACGTGAAGATCCTGTGGCAGTAGCTAACGCAGCAGGAGAACCAGGCATATTAACTGTGCCACGGATCGGAGAAGCCGCTCCTCGCGTAGCTCGTACCGATGCAGCTTGCGGACCTTGGGCGCCGTAACCTGCGTTTGCTGTAGCAACAATGCGACGCCTGTTGGCTACTTCTTGAGCAATCAAAAAATTACGGCGGGCACGAGCTTTGTTTTCCGCATCCATAGCAGTGACCAGCGATCTCACCGCGTCTTCTTCTTGGCGCGTGCCCTGTGCGGCTTTTCTTAATGCTCTTTCTGCTTTAGATACAGCACGACTGTAATTTTCAATACTAGCTACATTAAATCCCTTACCTTGAAGTAGTTGTGCATTTTTATTCACAACGTTTATAGAATTGTTTAACCTATTTATGTGTTTTATCAGTCCGTCTACTTGCTGTGCGCCGCGTACAGCGATCTCAATATCAGCACTGTACTTAGCCACAGCCTGCCCTTAGCGATGCCCTAGTTTACGCGACAAAAAAGCCGCCGGGTTAGCGGCGGCGTTTGGCCTTTTCGATTTCCTTCTGCTGTTCCTCGTTCAGGATCTGGAAGTAGGCGCTCCAGCCGAGCAGCTCTTCGGCAGTCATGGTTGTCCGAACTTCGGTCAGACTTAGCCCAAGCTCCTTGGCAACGCCAAATTGGAGCATGAGCCAGTTGTCCTTACGGAGTTCGGCGCTCAGGATTTTGGGTCGATCGGCTCGGCGTCGTCAGTCAGAATTGCCAGCATCAGAGCCTGGAGGTCCTTGTCCTTGACCTCGTTCTTCAGCACATCCACTTCGCCGGCGCTGAACAGCTTGGTGCCGTTCTCGTCAAGGGCTTTGGCGATCAGCAGTTGGAGGGCGAAAGCGTTGGCGTCGTCGGACTTGGCTTGCTTTTGGGCGCGTTCGCGCTCAGCCATCGTCAGCGGTGCCACCCACATTTCAAAAACGCTGCCGTCCGACAGTTCTACTTGCTTTTTGACCGGCTCCAAATTCGCTGCTTTACGCAGGCGATCAATGGCGCGGACTGGAGTTGGGGCAGGCATAGAGTCCTGATGTTCTCGGTCTACTGTAGCGGACTAGACACAAAAAACCCCGGCGGTTAGGCCGGGGTTGCTGAACCTGCTGCTCCAGCAGACTATCAGGCGGAAGTGCTGAAGTCGAAGGTGGGGGTGCCGGCGGGACGGAAGTTGACGGTCACCGATTGGGCGTCGTCGGGGTTGATGTTCAGGCTGGCCGAGGTCAGCACTGCATCGAAGGCGATCGAGCGGCTGAGGCTTTCGCTCAGGGTGCCGCCGCTGAACACGCGGTCGGTGTACAGCTTGAAGGCGGCGCCGGTCTGCTGGCGCTGCAGCACGTCCTCGATCATGCGATTGGACAGTGCGGCGTCCTCGTTGGTCATGTAGACCGTTGCGGTGCCGGTGCCATCGCCGAAGCCGGAGATGTAGCTGCGGAAGGGGACGTACTGACCAGGGGTTTGGCCGATGGTGGTGA